AAATCACTGTTAATAGTCTGTAATTCAATCGATTCAATTAAACCGCCTAAAACCTCAAACTCAAGGCGTGTATAAATAAAATCGCCCTGTATGACTGGAAAAGAACTAAATCCGCTTTCCGTGTACGGGTCACAATTTCGCTGAAAAAGTTCGATCGATACATTATCGAGTAATCCCTCGATATCAAAATCATTTTGATAAATACCCGTTTTAATTGGTATCGTTACCGTTTTTCTGGAGACGTTCAACTCTCGCGGGTCGCTAATTATTAAGGCCGTTAAATATTTGGTATCGTCGTAATTTTTCCCGACGTGGACCTCAAACTCGATAACGGCCTCAACGGGTGAAATTCCAGAGGCTTGAACATTCTTTAAAACTACCCCGTTAGCTAGTACTGTGTCGAAAGTGTAAACGCTATCGAAATCGAATAAGTCGACGTAATTCTCGTCTTTAAATTCGTAATTGTCAGCCGTTAATAATGTTTTGTGTACTACATTATAATTAATCGACCCGCCGAAAACGTCGATATCAGAGGATACTCTCAGCGATACTTTCGACGGCTCTGTCGAGCTGATTTCCTCCATAGGATCGCCGTTCGATAGTCTAGTTATGACTACATCCGAAACGGTAAAATCGTTTTTTCCCTCGTTGAATTTTTCCGAGAAATATCCGATATCAGAATCGTCTTGATATTCGAAAAGTTTCGCCGTTTCTGGAGCTGATTCAATGACTCTGAATTCCAGCGCCGCGAAATAATTCTCGGTAATATCTCCGAGATATCGGTCTGGAATTATCCCGTTTTCAATGGCTGAGATATCATCCTCCGAGTAATCGTCGACCGTAAATATGTGCTCAATCTCGAAACGCTGAGCTAAAAGTTTAGTATTTAAATACTTGTTTTCAGGTATTGGAGCATTCGAAAGGCGTCGGATTCTCAGCGTGTCGTCGTTGGCGTTTTTTAGCGCCTTCGTTGCATCTTGAAAGGCCGCGCCGATGTTTGGAAGCTCAAAGGAGTTTGTCCTCCCGTCGAGCCTTGAGGCCGTATTCTTCTCGCCGCTCTGGTCTGAAAATCCCCATTTATACTTCAAGTAATTGATAGTGTTTGTAACCACCAAATAATCGACACCACCATGAGTAAGCCCGTTATTTAAATTCTGGTCCGCGTCTATTAAAGGGCTTCCGCTTACATTAGTGCAGAAAATTAAATCTTTATCTACCGAGGTAATAGTCCCGTTAAGCTCGTTTCCAGCTTGCCAAACTACCTTGATCTCATCGCCGACAGACAGCTTCGAGAAATCCGATGATTCGCTTTGTATGGTAAAATCGTCATTAATTGGACCCACAACAAATGTCGGATCTCCGTAACCGCCAGCGCCCGCAAAATTGATAAAATAATCGCTTAGCTGGATAACTTGGTATATTATTACCTCGCCTAAGAATTTGATTTTTTCTAAAGGGTTAGCTCTTAAATTATTAGTAAACTCGCTTTGATTTAGTGATAAATCCTCGCCGTTCCTCGTTTGAGTAAAAAATTTTCTGCTCTGAAATTGCGCTCTGATAGCCATTATTTACTGTAAATTTCGGATATAAAATCATTCATGCCTCCAGCGCTCCCGTGTTCGTCGTTGAACTTGTCGACCTCGGCGTCGATTTTTTGCTGAGTATCCTCTCTTTGCTCTGGAGTCATTCCAGACATTAGCTCTGAGTGAGTTTTTTTTAAGTTCGCTTTCATAGCCTCTAATAAAGGGCCTAAGTCAGGTAGTGTCATTTCTCTGGTTCGTCAAAAGTTTCGATTAATTTTGTCGGCCTGTTTACGTCCTCAATTTCGAAAATTAAAGCAGCGTTATCTTTGGACTTTTTCCATTTTACACTGTTTAACGTTCCCGCCGTCCCCTCTGGAGTAAAAACGATATTGTTGTTTAGGTTACAATTTAGCGAATTAAAATTATACTTTTGGATCATCTCGGTTTTCGCTCCATAAATACGAGTTTTTGCCCTTGGATTTCTGACGTGAGACTCTATAAAATGGAATTTTTCCTCGTCAGATTTCGCGCTGAGTTGCTCGCGATGATTCGACGGCAATCTCTTAGCGTTAAACCAAACAATTTTGGCAATCCCTAAATTCTCCGTTGACACTTTAGCCATTCCTATTCGATTCGGTATTTTCAGATTTCCAGAATTTCCTCCTAGCGCGTCGACGGTTAATTTTACTAGGCTGACGAACTGCATCCACAACTTTTCGAGCGCGTTTAATTCATCTTTTCGATTGCACAAAGCCACTTGATAGTTTTTCTGGCTCAATCCCTTGATAGTTGATTTTTTAGGGTCTGATATATTCGCTCTGATTTTATACTCAGTCCCCTTGAAATTTTCGAGGGTCCATTGATCCTCGAAATCTACCGAATAAATATGCTCGCGAGTTCCGACCATATCGTCGAGATTCTCCTCGTAATCGCCGCGCGGGAAATCATCCAAAACATACCCCGAACTATTGAAAAAGAGAGGGCTGTAATAATTGACTATAAAAACAGTATTACCGCGTACAAACACCCTCGCCGAGAATTTTTCCACTATGAAATTAAGAGCGCCGAGAGCTGATCCACATCGATCGCTAGATCGTGGATAATACTCGTCTTTGTCTACGTTTCCAGACGCCCAGTGTCCTATCCTGTGCATGTCGTCGATATCGGTCACTAGATCATAGCCGATGTAAGCGAGAGGAGCGCGAGCAAGCTCAAAAAGGCTGATTACTTTCGTTAGTTTCTTTTTAGGGATCAATAACTCTTTCGCCTGTTTCGCATACTTTATTAATTGGATGACTGTAATCGCTACGAATACGGCCTGAATCAATATTTTTAAAACTAAAGCGACTATCGAACCGAACGAAAGCCCCGGTGGCGCGGCGTTTACAGTAGCCTCAACGGCCTCGCTGATTAATACGTTTAGTTCCTTGATCTGAGTATACAAAACGTAAGCGTAAAAGAGAGAGCTTAATTGTAACTGCAGTAATTCGGGTTTAATATCTACTTTTTCGACTAAAAACTCCAGTTCTTGATAATTATACAAGTCTTTGAGCAAGCTCGATTCGATAGCGCTCAGTTTTTCGACTAGTCCGTCAGTGCTTTCTTTTGAAACTGGTTTAACTTCTATCTGATCGAGCTGTAGTAAGAAATTCGGCTCGGTTAAATAGCCGTTAAACAGGTCTTTATTTTGAAAGGAAAAGCTGACGGGTATCTCTTGATAAGGCCCATTTTTTTCTCTCGCGCAAATATACGCATTTTTGGAGCTGTTAGTCAGGACTATTGAGTCAAACGATAGGACGGGCTGAGACTCTGACAGAGTACCCTTTTTAAAAGAGAGGTCTATCGTTAAATTCTCACTTTCTAACGGCGGCGTAACGCTCTTATTATCAATCTTCCAATTCTCCAGCATCTTAATCAATGTAAACGTTTATCCTATTTCCTTTGCGCTCTTTTAATTTCATTAACCCCTTTTGAGTGTCCACGATAGCTTTGATCTGAGAGGTGTTTTTGTACTCCTTTATCATCTCATCCATTTTCGAAATTAACGCGCTGTTATCGGCCCCCTGTACGATTACCTGCTGCAATTGCTGAGAGGCTCCGTTCCTGTCTATCAGTTCGCCGTCCTTATATCGCGTAAATACGTCCGCTACATCGTAACGAGAGGGAAAGCCCATTTTTTTATTGAGCTTTTCCTCGACTATCATCTCATTCGGGTGATTTATCGCCAGCATACCTCCTTTATTATCGATACCCTCGCCGCGCTCGTTGATTCTGTCGAGCCCGTCGAAAGCGTTGATTTTTACCGCTCCGAGTCCAGCGATTAAAACACCTAAATCAGCGACCGTTTTACCTGTCGCATTCGGTTTCCCTGCGTTGTTGCTAAAAGCTTTCAATCCCGCGAGAATGAATTCCAATCTGATTTGCTTCTTTTTCTCTCGCTCCAGCTCTTGCGTTTTCTCTCTCTCGATTTCTCTCTGTCTCGCTAACGAATCGGCTGCATTTTGAGATGTTACCGAGTCGGCGCTCGCGCTGAGGCTTAACAGCTCCGAATTTCTCGATCTAGCTTGCGCGATATCGTCGGCAATTTCTTTTTCCCTCGCTTGCGATTTTTGTATCTGAGCATTGAAAAACGCCTCGGCCGTCTGATCTCCTAAATCTCGGAGAAACTCCTCGGTTTCCTCGCGCTTTTTCTTCGTTTCCTCGGCGTCCTTTTTTTCGAGTTCCTGTTTATCGGCGAAATGCTTTTTCTGGTCCTCGATTAATAAATCGTTGAGCTCTTGCTGTTTCTCAAGTTGAGCGGTCGAATTGTCCTCCAGCGCTGAGATTTCCCTCTCTAATAGGTCGATTTTGTTGTCGAGCCTTTCACGCTCCAGCGCTTCGATTGACTTGTTTAAATCCTCCTCACTTTCAAATCGTCCTTTTGAAAGTACTTTTCTTTGTGCTTCTATGTCGGCGCTCACCTCGGCGGCTTTCGCGTCTGCCTCGTCGAGCGTTTTGTTTAGATCTTCGAAATCTCTCGCCTGTGCTTTCGTTTCTTTGAATAGCTCTAATAATCTAGTGATAGGTATCTCAGCATTGCCCAGCGCTTTGAGCCTCTCGTTTAAATCCTCAACGCTGAGAGCCTCGTCGAAAGCGCTGGCGATATCTTTACCCGTTACCCCGTCGACCGTTTTCGCTATCTCGTTTTGAACTTTGATATTTGATTCTCTGATCAGCTCTTGAGTCTCAAGCAAAAGAGCTCGCCTAGTTGCTAGATTCTTTTTCTCGTCGTTTATTAGCTTTTCATTTGAAACTTTTATTTGCTCGTTTCCATCGATTAAAAAATCGACAGTCTGTTCAACCTCGTCAAATAATAGTTTCCTTAATTTCTCGTTATTGTCGAGGAGTTGTTGAGCCCTTTCTCCTCTCGCGTCGATCAGAGCGACCTCGGCGTCGCTTAGTGCCGTGAGCGCGTCGGGGGCTATCTTCTTGAGGCTCTCTTGATCAGCTATTAGGGCCCGCGTTAGACTGCTCTGATCTTTGAGGCTCGCCACGATAGCGGGGTCGACCGCCGACTCTTGTAGCTGTAGCGCCACCGTATCTCGTTGCAATTTTAGTTGCTCCTCAGCTAATTTAACCGCCAGAGCGCCCGCGCTATTTTCTGATGCCTGAATTTTTAAAAGCTTTTGTTTTGCCTCGTTTCGCTCGTTGAATCCTCTTGTGTCATCGTCTGCAATTGTGAGGAGTGCCTCCTCTAAAGCTTTCTGTTTGGCTATCTCTATATTTGCTACCGCTGTAGCATCTCCAAGGGCGAATTGGTTATCGACTAGCTTCGAACTGGCCTCCTGAGCGCTGGCTAGTTCGTCGCTTAAACTTCTTTTTTCCAGCTTGAGGAGGTTCTCGTCCGCTGTAGTGGCGGCGATTCCTTGAGCCTCGATAAGCTTGTTTATGGCTGTTACTTCTTTTTCTAGCTGTCCAGTGTCCGACCTTGTTATCGTTGCAAAAAGTATTTGCAGTTCTTTTTGTGCCTTCGTTATATTGAAACTAAATATTTTCATATTCGCCTCCAGTTGATTGAATTTATTTCTGATAAAATCAATCGCAAAACCTCCGACAACCTTAACGGCTGTTAAGGCTTTTGCCGTCTCTTGCTGGAACAGTTTCGCACCCTCTCGCGTACTCCTAAACTGATTTAAAAGCGTACCGAGGACTAAAACGAGAGCACCAATCCCGCTGGCGATTAAGGCTTTCCCAGCTACCTTGGCAGCGTTTCCGAATTTCCTCAGCCCTTTAGCGTTCTGATCGGTTTGGTCCTCTTGTTCCTTTTGTTCCTGTCGTAAATTCCCAACCTTGGTCGCGAGCCCTTGGATTAACGCACCAATAGCGCCGAAAGATTCGCCGAAATTTACATTGTCCTTAATTGCGGCGCTTACTTCCTCTCGATAATTACCGATTCTGAATTTTAGCTGAGCCTGAGCGTCAGAATTCCCCTCTAATTTCTCGGTATTGGCGTCTATCTGATCATTAAATCTCTTTATCTCGTCGGCGTCAGCCTCAATGTCTAAGCTATCACGGGCGATTTTTAGCGCCTTATTTTGAGCCCTCAAATCTTTGAGGCTTTTTATCTGCCTATCTGCAAGAGTGAGTATTGCCTCGTCGAGTGCTTTCTGATCTCTTTTCGCTTTCTTGTTTTCGTCAAGGGTTCGCGTATTATCATCTATCTGATCGCTTAAACGCTTGATTTCTTTCGCCTCTTTTTCAGTATCTAGGCTGTCGCGTACCGTTTTAAGCGCTTTGTTTTGCTCGACTAAATCGTTTAGTGATTTTATTTGCTTTTTTTCGAGTACAATCTGAGCCTCTAAAAGCTTTTTTTGTTCTCTCGCTGCTTTCTGAAATCTTATTTTCCCCTTGACCTCCTCGTCACTCAGCGCGTTTAATTGCTTCTTTAATTTAGCGCTTTCGCTGTCGGCTTTCTGTCGCTGTTTTACTAACTGGTTCGACTCGTTGAAAACGTTATTTAATTTCTCGATGTCTTTCGCATCTGCTAAATTTAGCCCGCCCTTATTCGCTTTAAGAATAGCGGCCAAATCTTGGATATTTTTCAGAGCACCGTCGAAAGCAAGCAAAAGCCCCTGAGCCTCCTCTTTTGCCTCCTTGAGCCCTTTGTTTAATTCTACGGTTGTGATTCTCTTAGCCATTTTATAAAGCGTCTTGTATCGTTAACTGAGTGTAAAAAGGGATTACTGGGAAAGCTTTAATATCAATAGGCTTTCCGAGTGTTTTACTCACTGTCGCGATCTCTTTTTTCATCTCTTTCTTTTCGTCAATTCCGAGCGACTTGTTTACCTCGTCCGTCTGTTTTTTGAGCATCTTAAAAGTTAAATTCTCGATTGAATTCAGGATAAATTTATCGCCAGTCTCCAAGAATTCGAGATTTAGGTCTATTATCTTCGATTTAGTCTCTAACTCGTTTTTTAATGATTTACTTTGCCCGAATTCCTCTATAAATTCGGTTAACATATCCAAGTAAATAGACTCGAAATATGCGCTTTGCTCCTCTGATAACGGTTCATCGTGTTTCGAGGAGTCTTTAATGAGATAAGAAAAATCTTTTTTCAATCTCATTTTAAACCAATTATAAATAGGCATTTTGTAAAGCGAATTATAATGCTTTTTCCGCTTGAGCCCAGATTTTAGCCTCGATAATATCATTAGCCTTTTTAATATTTTCCTTATTTAAACCCTCCAAATTTTTACCCCAACGATTTTCGAGGTTATCGCCGCCCGTTTTAATTGGGTCCGAGCTGATCTCATAGCCGTCCCCGTTAATCGGATTAACTTCGAAGCTCTCCCAGTAATCGCCAGTGTCTTCGAGATTAACCTCTCGCGGTCCGAGCCCTTTCGCCTCTTGTGTAAATGTCGAATATTCGCCGCCAATGTCGGCGAGCTTTTCGCCTGTCGAATCCTCAAAGCGTCCGAGTTGTCCAAACGTGTTTAATTGAACTATAGCCCCCTCGACCGCGCCGTCGCTTACTGCTTTGTTGATCAGTTGGTCCGAGGTGTTACCCTCTAAATACTCGGCTATGTCTATTACATCGGCGTTCACCCCTCCAATATACCAAAAAAGCCCGACTATTTAGTCAGGCTTTTTATTTAGCAATTACTTACGAGCTGATTTCCTACAGGCTTTGTATACCTCGATCAACTTCTCTTTGCTTGCTTTCCCCTTGAATTTATCAAGGAATTCCTTTTGAGTTTTCTCACCCCAATATTCGGGGTTTACTCCTGTCGATTCGTTGATTTTCATAGGATTACGGTTTAGTTATGGAAACTTGATCAGCTACGTATCCAAAGTCGGAAATTGAAGTTTTCACTTTCACGAATGAGACAAAAACCTCTGTCGCTGCGTCCGCTGTTAAATCGATTTCATACTGACCCGCTGCGTTTTCTGTTACGTTAGTTATAACGATCTCAGCTCCTAAAGTACCCGCGCTTGTGAAAACTTTCCAATCAGCGATAAGAACCGCACCCTGTAAAGGGTGGTAATTCCCAAATGATCCGAGTGTACCGTTGAAAGCGTCAACGAATATTTTAGTATTCGTATTAGCTCCAGACCCTTGAGTCAAATCGACCTCGATTAAACTCCTAGCTGTTCTCAAGTCATCTTCCAATTGATCGGCTGAAAGCGTCAAGAATGACCCCTCGACAGATGCGCGTGAGATTTGATAAGTTATAGACGTATAAGCGTCAACCGTTGGCGATGCTTCGAAAGCCTCGGCGTTTAATGTTCCTTTTTGGATTATTAAACCGAAAAACTCAGACCCGTCTTTGTTGGTTTCTCCGACTAATTTTCCGCTTTCATCTACAGAAAATACGCTGACTTCGTTACAAGTAGCCGTGTTCAATTTTGAAGCCCACGAGTGAGGCACATCCCACAACTGAAATGATCGTTGTATTTGTCCGTTTCTAAGCGTTTTGATCGTACCCGTCGCGCTCTCTTGAGTTGTTCGGTCCGTTCTAGTTGGTTCAGCCTCCTCGTAAGTGTCGGGCGTGATATACCAACGTTTTGTTGGGTCTGCTTCCGTGAATTTTCCTAATAGGAAAGCTGAGGGTAAAACACCGCCGACTAAATCAGTCGATTTAATGCTGTTTCTTGTTCCGTCAGCCGCGTAAGTGTTCATGAAAATATCTTTTACAATTAACGCGGGACGCTCGACACATGAAGGAAGTCCGATGTTACCGATACCCCCACCGCATAAACATGCGAAATTCTTTACTGCCATTTTATTTTGATTTTATTTAGTGAAATAATTTTGATTGTAATATAATCATTTGAGTGCTAACATTCAACGCACTTAATCGACCATTTTTTTACAGGGATAACGATATCCAGCTCGACGCCCGATAAATCCTCGTTTAATATTTTTTTGTCACCTTTGATTGTCCCGAACCTAATCCGATTAGTAATCGTGAATTTTTCCAGTTTTCCAGAAACTTTTTTAACTAAATCCAAGAGAAAAGCGTCCGTTAAATTGATCATAGGATCAATGCAATTTTTGCGGTGTTCGTCCTCCAGCCATTCGGTTTCGATTGCTGCGTTAAGAAAAAAGAGTCTGATTCTCGGCTCAGCAACATTGGCGGCCCCGCTAAAATCGTAGTTAGTAGGGAAATTTTCGAGCAGCCATACGAAAGGATGTCGATTTATTTCTGTTTTTCTGTCTATCAATTGACTATTCGCGCCTTGAGGCGTGTCAGGAATGAAAAGAGGAGCGGGTAAAATGAAATCATCTGTTAACACTGGCGAGCCCGTGAGAGTTACCTCCGAATCTTTTTCGATGGAACTGACAAAATAATCGTTTCCGTTTATGCTCAAAATAGAGCACTCATTTAAATACTGAGTATTACAAGTTTGAATAGTGAAAGTACCGTCTGTATTATCGACCGAGCTTTTAACCTCGATAACGAGCTGCATTTCGCTTATCAGCTTCCTCAAAATCCCGACGATATCGTACTCTCTTATCATTTTTTTCTCTTTTTGAAAAAGGGCTCCATTGAGGCCCGAATTTTTTTTCTCGCTTTGTAGTACTGGAGTGCGTAGGCCCCGTGATCCTTTTGATTAAATGAAATATTCAAAGCTTTGTTAATCATTCGTCCGAATCGACTGTTTAAAAATCCCTTTGCTTTCATGTCTCCAATTCCCGCGCTGATCGTCGCGTCAGGCGATCCCATTAATGTGATCGTATCTTGTTTCCTGTTTTTGGTTAACAGCCATTCCAGCCCCTCGCCGCCGGCGCCGTTTGCTGTGATGTCTATCCCTAAAGCGTAACCCTCGATAATATAAGAGGCTCCAGTAAAAACGCCGTTGATCATATCGATCAAGTATCTGATATACCCCTTACTGCCTCTCATTGTCAAATATTTGACCTGACCAATTACAAAGCCGAGAGCTCCAGTGATAACAAAAACAACCGTCGCAATCGCTGCTAATAGGGACCATTTTAAAAGTCTTATCATTTTTTTTCCAATTTTTTTAGCGCCTCGTTTGCCTCGTCGATTGTCTGCCTCAAATCCTCGACGCTTTTATTTTTTTTTCCTCAATCTTGTAAGTAATCGAATGGTAAAAAATCCCATAATCGGAAATATTACAACTTCGAGCGCGAACTCCTCCCAAGTCAAAAAGCCCTTGATCCTCTCTATAAATCCGATAGTCTCCACAGTGGCGGCGCTTGATGTCATCGCCTCGATAAATTCATCGAGTATTGAGAAGATAGCGAGTATAGGGATTATCAACACCTGTTTAATTCCCTCCATTCTGATCCTTTTTGTCTTTGTGGAAATAATGATTTACAACTTTGTCCAACCATTTATCCTTGCCCGCGACGAAGATAATGCCTACCACCGCAAAACCTCCAATGAAGAAGGATTCAAACGACATATTCTCAATGTCTTTATGCATGAAGAAATAGGAATAACAAAACAGCGCTATTCCTATTACTATCATAATCGATCCTAACACAGTACTTCTCATTAGATATAAGGGGTTGTAGGTATTCCAGCAATCAAATATTCGTACGTTTTTACGCCGTCAGTGTTTACGACTCTATTTAAATACGTGTAATTCGGATCGTTTACATCAACCGCGTTCTCAGCAATCCGAGCGACTAAAATATTATGATTTCCATCTCGTCTCCACGCGTTCAAGGCGTCGTCGATGTACGTGAGGTACGCAGTTATTTCGTCTGGAAAATTTTTTAAAACAGGGTGAAAGTGAGCAGATAAAACCAGATCATCGAGTATGCTAGTCCTTTTTTCTTGTAAAGACTTCGTAGTCCTCGCGGGTAATCCGTCGTGAGCTGCGATGATATCATCGAGAGCCGTTTTATCAGTCGCATCGAGTTTTGTTGTTAATTTGATGTAAACATCGCCGTCGAATCCTTTGACCGCGACTAATCCGTCGACGGCGCTTGCTAGAATCTCAATTCTCAGAGCTTCATAATTTACAGCTCCTCCGGAGCTAGTGAAATGAATTGACGGTGTATAGATTTCAGCGTACATAATTCCTTTAAGTTACAATAATTGGCGTAAATATTTCCTCAACTGAGATGAAAACATCCCACAAAGCCGCTTCTTTTCCGTTTTTTGTTCCGAAATGATCGACTTTTATATTTTTGTTTGATATGGTCGTGTTGTTAAAATAGTATATTTTGGTCGCGGTGTTTTTCTGATCAGTCCCCCGCCCGTCATTGTCATTCCCTTTGTCGTTCGAGTGTTCGTGCCTTAGCATTTCGCCCCCTGCAATATTAGCTAATACTAAGCCGCTAATTTTGGGTACTATTACGACGCTTTCTTTTTTAGAATCTATTGAGTAAGATACATTTATAGTGATCTTGTAAACGCCCACCCTCTGAAAGAAAAACGAAGATGTTATCGGCGTAGAGGGTAATGGTATATCCTCAAGTACGTTTATAACTGGAGGCCCTTTGTAGAAAAAAAACTCACTCATACAAAGGGTTAGCTGACCGCCAACATATTTGGCTATCCATCCGTTTTTGGGAATCGCTCCTTGATATAAATCAACATCATCATGTATGTCAACGGGGCCGCTATTGCCGCCCGTCTGGATAGCGTCGATTTCATCCTTCAGATCTTGAGCGTTCCCAGCATACCCTCCTTTGTCTAATTTTTCAGCTAAAGAGGTGAGAACGTTCGCGCCGTTAGTGGTTACCCAAAGAGCGGCGGCGTTCCAAGAGTCGACAATAGGCTGAGTGATAGCATCTAAAATAGATTTGTTTGGGTGACCGTGAGAGGCTGAGCTCAGCCCGTCGACAGTCGACTCGATAGCTATTACCCTATCTTTTAGATCTTTATTGTACGCGACTAATTCGAGTCCGTTCCAACGATAATCGCCAGCCAAATAGTTGAAAGGCCAAACTCCTGTCGAATTATTTATTACGATTACGTCGTTTACCTCAAAATCTGAGGTATTGAGCAGCGCCTCGGCTCTCGTGTCGTATTGATAATCGGCTGCCGCGTCTGATTGTCCGCTTGTGAATCCTAAAGCCATATTTTAAAGAGGAGATAATCCTATCCACTGCCAAGTTCCGCCCGTTATCGTTATGGCTGGCAAAATCCCGTTTTTATAATTCATTTGTTCGCCTGACAATACGGTCCCGTCTGGCCTTCTCCCGTTTCCGATCTGGAAATTTGAAGGGTTACCGAAATTTATCACGTTAATACCTGACAAAGAGGTTATTAATACCGTTCTAAATCCAGCGGGAACACTAGTATTTACGCCGTTGGATAGCGGCTGCGTGACGTTCTCCTCAGTTAGTAGTCCTTGCAAAGATTCGCCTGAATTAATGCCTGTATTCAGGTTTTTCCAGTCTTCAAAAGCCTGTTGATTGGCGAAGGGTACGCCGTCGAGAGTGAAGTCGGTCCAAGGGACATCGCAAAGCTGGTCGATTGTGTCTCCGTTGTACCTGACATTATACGTTGTACTTGAGGCGTTTTTTTTTACGATCTCGATTAAAGACGCCGATCTATCAGTCAAGTTATCGCTGAATGAATTAGTGATATACAGATAATTGTCTAAAATCGATAAATCAAACACCTTAAATGATCGTTAAATAGTCCTTTTCAATACCGTCAAATTCGGGATAAATGTCCTCGTTTTCTTTGACATAAGCCTGAATAGCCTTAAAAGTTTTTACTGATTTATTATAATTCGCCCGTAATTGGCTATGATTAGCTGGCCTACTTTCGGCGTTCTCGCTTTCGGCTGTTATGGCTCCATTCATTGAGAGCCTAACGTTTAACGTTCTACCGTAATAGAAAAAAACAAAACCTTTGAGCATGTCGACAATTCCAGCGCTCACCATTTTTTCGCTGCAAATACTCGATTTCTCAAAGAATTTGTAAAATATTTTCGTGAATCTCTGATTTACTGGAGTATTAGTCCCGTCTAAATCTGAGATTAAAAGCTCCGACAATTCGAAGCCCAATAAATTGCAAAGCTCGACCTCCTCAACGTCTCCGATGATAGAAATTAAGTTTTTTGAAGTAATAGAACTTTGAGGGAGGGCAAAGCGCCCCACCTCAAAGTCTGATAATTTAGTAAGTGGAAACCCCATTATTTAACACGGATTTTTTTAGCTTTTTTCTTTGCCGCCTCTTTGCAGCTTTCGCAATCGGCGAACTCATCACAATCGCCTGAGCAATCGGATTTTTTCGCCTCTTTTAAAGCTTTCAATTTGGCCACTATTTTGGCGTTATTCGCTTTGTCGAATTCATCCTTCTTGATCTCCTCGGCTACGTCAATAGCAACGAGCCTGTCAAGATTCGATTTTTCGACACATAGCATTTCGCCCTTTGAATAAACCAAATAATCCTTTTTAAATTTTAGGTATTTCATTATTTCTAAAATTATGGTTTGTTAATCGCTGAAACTGCTGTTGCAACATCGCTACACTTCATAAACGCATTCGCGTGATTCTGCTCGACTAAGAACTGAGCGCGGACTGTACTCATCATTGTGATGAATTCATCTGCAAAGTTTGTCCCGTTCTCAGTTGAGATCCTCAAAGTTTGCTTCTTTCTATCTAAGATAGATCCTTTCGTCGAGTCCATCACATAAAGCGTATTCTCAGCTACGTCAGGCAATGGAATCACCAAAATATCACCTACGTAGTAATTTCCGTTGATCTTCGATATACGAGGATCAAGATAACGCCCTTGAGTGTCCTTTTTAGATTCAACTAATATGAACCAATTAAGCTTGTTAACTACCGCGGAATTAACATTGAAAGATGCTAATTTACCCAGTACATCTACTTGAGTAGCCATAGCTAGGATTAAATCGGCCATGTTTGCTTTTTCGATAGTCGCTCCGACTGGCGCGTCAACGTTAAGCGCTGAAAATTCAGAGGATACAGCGTCGATCGAATTCATTGATGTCCCCGTGTTCAATCCTAAAAGGAGTTGGCGGTCCATTTCGAACATTACAGAGTCAGACAATAACAAACGGTATCGAGCTTCGACCCATGAGAAATCGTCCATGTAATCGCGACACAAATCGACGTCGTCCTTGATTTTTACGTCGTTGATACGTACGATTTCGATCTCCTCTTTAGTTGTTGAGCTAAAACCTTTCGCGCACTTTGCCACGCCTTGAGCATCACGTAAAACGCTATCTTTCTGCGATAGATAGGAATAAGTTTCCGTAGTCATCGGAATCTTTCTGAATAGCTCGAATAAACGCACTCTCTTTTTTGGAGCGTCAGAAATTCCAGCCGCCACTTGATCAAGTTGACCCGTATGCGTTAAATCTGCGTAGGTCACATCTGCCTTTATCTCAAACTCGACAGACGAGCCGCCAGTTTTTAACGCTTTCAAGCTGTCTTCGAATCCTACAATAGCAGTTTTAAAAGGAGTCATATCGACCTCTTTTCCAGCTTCTTTGATCGATGCCAACTCTTTGCCCATTGCTACGATGTTGTTTTTCATCGTGTCAAATTGCTCTGTTTGAAGCTTAAAAAGGCTTTGCTTTAGTTCTTCGATCTCTTTTGTGTGATCGTTAGAATCAGCGCCCTCAAGTGCTTTGATTCGGCTGTTAATGTGAGCCGCCTCAGCTTCTTTGTACTCGGCGTGTAGCTCCTCGGCTAAATCCTCTAACTGTTGCGCTTTTAGGTATTGGAACATACCGTCGGCGTTAATCCATTCTTTTTTCATTTTCTTAATTTTTGAAATTATAAATATCTTTTTCTCTTAACTTTTTGAGTGTCTCTCGACGGCTCGATTTTCTTCGAAGTGTCTCCGACGGCTTCAAAAATAGAAGTTGCTGAGTTAGAACCTCCAGCAACAACTAAACTCCCTTCTTTATGTATCCCTAACTCCTCGACCCCCCAAAAATACCCGTCTTCGAGAACCTCGTCTTTGTTAGCGATACTATCGATTTTTTTATCGAAATAAGTCTTGTTTTTTTTGTGTTCCTTATGGTCCGAATTCATTCCTAAAACGATTTTGTGATAAACCATTCTTATCGAATTCTCGAACTCCTCGACCTTATTCTCGATGTCTAAAAGGACGTCCTTTCGCTTTATGTTGTCCTTTGAAATCTCAAAGATCAGCGCCTCGGTTTGTCCGTCGAAATCCTTTCCGACTGTCGACCAGTCGATCAACTGCTTTACGAGTTTCACGTCCTTTTGCCACGCGATCACGCTGTCATAATTGAGCTGATGATCAAGGATATATTTTATTTTACCCTGTTGATCCTTAATTGTCTTATTGAAACACCCGTCGAAATGAACGTCTTTGTGACTGTCTAAAAACCTAGTAGTCGAAATTATCGGATAAATAAACCCCTCTTTTGCCCCGTCGATAGATTTCTCCGAGTTCAATGTTTTGGAGTGCAGAATTTTGAGCCCGCCCTTATCACAAGATTTGTAAACCTGCGATTTTTTGAGGTCGATTATTAGATCTTGTTTCTCAAAAAGAGATTTAAAAAGCTCCTTTTTACTACCAAAATCATAATTTCCGAATTCGATACTTTTCATTTTTTCACGGGTTTATCGCTGCTTTTCTGCTTTATTGAATCCTCTAAGGATTTAACATTCACTTTTTTGGGGTCAATATTTTTCGTTTTAACGGTTTCCATACTCTAAAATACGATTTTTTTAGCGTCCTCAATAGTATAGCCCCAAACATCGACCAAAACTTGTATTTGTTGAGCGGGTAAAAGTCCCGACTGTAAAACGCCTATAATACCATTCGATACGATGACATCTTTCTCGGCTCTCTCTCGTTGGTCCTCTTGTAAGCAATCAAGGCCGCTATAGTCGAATTCCAGAGATACATTCTCGGCCTTTCTGAAATCTCGCTCGATACCTTCGATTATTAGCTCAAATTTTGGTTTTACGCCGTTATTAATAAGCGCTTTTTCGGCTGTTTTCCTGTTATTATACGTTTTATTGTCCGGATCATTGAAAAAAGATGAATCGACCCCGTAAATATTGCACATTTGGCGCAATTTAATAGGCTGTGACTTTATCAGTTCCAAATCTCGCGAACTCATGCCCAAATTATGGAGCGCAACATCGGCGCTTGTTACGGTAACTTGTCCAGCCTTTCCAGCGCCTCCGATTCTTGAGTTTAAAGCTCTCTGTAAATCTTTGGACTCATCATCGCCGTTCATGCTTCCAGAGTTGTCGCTGAGTAAAACGCTCGACCCTTGATTTTTGTAAAGAGAAGACGCCGCGAGCTGCAAGTCATTTGAAGCCGTTAAAACTTGATAGCCCGCTTGCAACGGGCTTAAACCTTTGTTGTACGGGTTATAAAGAGGGTCGTATAGTTCAATATGTATAACATTATCGTAATCAATACGTCTATACTTGCTATTTTCGCAGTACATTAGTGCTATAGTGTCTCCGTTCGCGTTTAACTCTGTTTTAACGCTTGCGGACCTTAGAACGCTCAGCCGCTCTGGAGTACTTCCTGAGAATGAATTCACTTTCTCGATGTATAAATCGCCCGTTGTCAGGATGTTTGTCATCATTTCGATGATTTTGGACTTATAGCCCTGCTCTTTATCCTCGTAAAGTAGTCCGTAAGCGTCCGAGCTAGTGTCGATAACTTGCTCGCCTTTATAATTTGGCCTTAAAAAATTTATTGGAATTTCTGACGACTTAAAAGCGATCATCGAAATCATCGCGTAAACATCTGCATTCGTAGCGAAACCATAAGACGCGAGTAATTCGTCGGTTATTCGCTTAAAATGCCAATTCGACGGTAAATAATCGCGAGGTAAATCGTTTTTAAAAGTGTTCTTTTGGTCGATCACTTCTTTTTGAGTGCTTTTAAGCAAATCGCCGATTTTAGTAAATACGCCCATTAATTACAAATGTGTTCAACAAATATCAATAATACGAAAAATAAACGACAAAAGGCTTGCATATCAATGTACAAAAAATTTTCTTTTTGCGAATTCTACTTCGTAACAACCCGTTAAACAGTCGGGCCCGTCGTCGTGTTTGGTCGATCCGTCCTTTTTGTAATCGCTTATCGAGTCGTAAAAATCCTTATATTTTACCGCCCATTCTTTAGGCATAACGAAAGTACTGTTTACGCTCGCGCTATTCGAGAAAATCCTCGCGAATTTGTTCTGGCTTTGATGAAACCACTTTATGTTCACGGCTGGACTTGTTAATCGGTCAATATTTCGAGCGAATCCTCGCCCGCCGTTATTTGATTCTATCATATTCTGACGCGATCCGTTACGCTCCAGCATCTGAGCGGTTAGCGGCTCGGTCGTTTCCATCCCTTTCTGAGTGAAAAGTACGTCGATTAAATACAGCTTTTTATCTTCCTTGTCCAGAGGTACGCCGTAAACGATTGAACATAGCGAGTCTTTGCCTTGGTCAGCCGTATCAGTATACGATTTTACGATTTTAATCTTGGGTAATTGTTCGTATGTGTCAAAATCTCGGTACATTAGACCCTCCTTTGTCCTTGGATTACCTTGGAAAAGAGCAGAAAATTTTGAAGGGTCGAGCGCTCTTGTTTCCTCTAATTTTTCGACGCTGTGACGCTTACCCCAAAGAGGCTTGCCTTTTTTTCTATCGTCGAACTCTGTCGGCTCCGATTCTTTGATCGCTTCGAAATTGATTTTTAGGAACTGATTAGACTCTAATTTTTCGATCGTTTTCGCGTCTCCGTTGTAATCAACTACGAGCCCTTTTTTTTCTAAACGCCCTACGAGGTCGTTTTCATCCCAACGAGTAAACACTATTAACTCTTGCGAATCGTTGTGATAACGGGTTCGTACTACGGTCGTGTACCAATCCCAAACCGATTCGCTTATCGTTGAGCTGGTCGCGTCTTGATAATCTTTGTAAAGATCGTCCATTATCATAATGTCGACCTTATTACCCGTTAAGCCGCCTCCGACGCCTACAGCCTTAAACGAGCCCTTTTTATCAACGATTTCGAACTCCTCGGAGTTTCTGAGCCAACTTCCAGAGACAGCGACGACATTTGACTCGTTTAAATAAGTTTCTGGAAAAATTTCTCCATATTCCTTCGAATCAATTATTCGTTGAATTTGCCTATTGAATTTCTTTGCAAAAGTGGCATTATAAGAGGCGAGCGCGATCGATAGGTCGGGATTAATGCCTAATAAGTAAGCAGGTAAACGACGCGAGGAGCCCTCACTTTTGCCGTGTTGAGGCGGGACCGATATAATAAGCCGCTTGATCTTGCCCTCGCAAAACTGGTCTAGTACTCCGTAATATTTTTTGTGAAAATCCGAGGGGTCGAATCCTTCGAGAGTCAACTCAGTAAACCCCAAAAGAGAGGCGCGAGCGCTGTCGATATCGTCGAGGCGCTGCAAGTGCTCAAGCTCCTCGATCTCCTCGTCAGTTATCACTTTTTGAGTTTTTTGATCAGTTCGGCCTTTCTTGCTTTTCTCTCGGCGCCGGTCATTTTTACCTCGGTGTTTTTGTTGTCAGTGGATACTTTTTCACTCATTCCGTGAATATTCATTAAGGCGAATTTTGTCATTCCTTGATTTAGAGTATCCTCGACGCCGTATTTTAGCAGTTTAACGCGCTGAGTTTCGTTGGCTATGTCCATTTTTTTTCGAAAGCTGTCGTACTTTCTTGATAAATACGCGGGTAAATCAGTGTATAAGCCCTTGTTTATCAGCAAAAACTCGTTAAAAAAAATCTGCCTATGTCCGCCGCTCTTTATCCATTCGAGCATTTCGTCGGCGAGCTGGTTCGCTGACTCCTCGGTCCATTTTGCAGCGGCTTGATTCCCTTTTTCAAATGGGACTCCGTCCTCTGGTTTAATGTTTTTATGTCCTCCTCCCATGCTTCCAATTTAGTAAAAAGAATTAACAAGAAAAAGCCC